CCCAGGCACAGGCAATCAGGACACGGTCAAGAAGTCTTCAGTTCAATGGTCTGGAGTCGGATCGCGCGAAACAGCGAGGCGCAATCCCTGATTACCTCATCAAATTCCGTGTGCCCGGTGAGAATGCGATTCCAATCAGAGCAAAGGGGCAAGTGAGCCGCAATCAGTGGATTGATTGGGCCGAGGCAGCATGGTCTGGAATCCGAGAGACGCACACGTTGAACACTGCCCGGGCGAAGGGTGAAGAAGACACAAAACACATCTGCCCGTTGCAGTTGGATGTCATCGATCGATGCGTGAGGCTATTCAGTGATCCGGGGGAGATTGTATTCAGTCCGTTCGCTGGCATTGGCTCTGAGGGGTATGTAGCACTTAAACGCGGCCGGCGTTTCTATGGGTGTGAAATAAAAAACGAATACTACGCTGAGGCGAATCGTAATATTAAGTCGGTGGAATCGGATAATGTTCGACAGCCAGACCTCTTCTAACGCGCATTATTAAAGTGGATGGCAATAATCTATAGCCACGGAAGGGCAACACTAATGGCAACGAAACTGACGCACGACCAGGCACGCGAACTGGTGAACGCCACACGCACGGCGATAGCGACCAGCAGAATGGAAGTCGAGGCGATTATGCCGAATGCCGCATACGCCTACGCCGACAAATACCTCAATTCAGCGTTGGTCGATTGCCTGGCAGTGCAAACGGAAAACGTGGCCGAGGCGCTGGGCGTGATCGTGGCCGAGGCGCGTGATGGAATCATTGACCTGTAAGGGCCGTGTGAGTCCTGCGCTGCGTCTGGCCGTTCTGGCCGTCCTGGTCAGGCGCAGCGTTGGTTTTCCACGACGAGGGCGGTTCAGGTGACAGTAAAAAAAACCATGACAGCCATTGAAATGGCGCAGGCAGTCAAGTGGGTTGAGGTCTGCGTCCATTTTAGTTGGCATGGCTTTGTAACCGTCGAAGGGCGGGTACGTGTCGTCAACAGGAGTTCGGGCGAACCGGATTCAATCTGGGTTGGCGAACTGTGCCTGCATCCTGACGGACTGATGGAAGTGGATATTGACGCTGCGAAGGCGGAGATATTTGAACACGGCGAGCGACCGCGATCCATTATCGGCGAGGCAACGCCATGACACGGCCCCACATAATCACGATCACTGGGCACCGTCGATTAGACGGGTCACCGTTCAGGACGCGTTATTCAATCAGCGATGAATGCCGGGTGACGTATGGATCACCTGGCGGTGATGTCAGCAGAGAAACTGACAGGAAATCCGTATCACGCGCCTTGCAACGGGCGCGAAGTCAACACCATCAAATACGAATTGAGCGAACATGAAAATCATGCAGGGAAAACAAGGCAGCACGGCGCGGCGGTTGCTGTTGTACGGGGTGCATGGCGTGGGAAAATCCACGTTCGCGGCGTCGGCGCCGGGTTGTCTGTTTCTCGACATTGAAGACGGGCTGTCAGATATCGAATGTGCGAAATCAGAACACATCACGCGATACACCGAGTTGATCACAGCATTGAAGTGGCTGGCACTCGGTGAGACGAAATTCCAGTGGCTGTGCATTGACACACTCGACCACCTGGAACAGCTCATCTGGCGCCACGTGGCCGAGGAAGCCGAGAAGCCATCGATTGCAGACCTTGGCTATGGCGTCGGCTACAAACGGGCGTTGGCACTGTGGGGAGAGATTCAAACGGCACTGGATTACCTGCGCCGCAAACTGGGCACCGGGACGATTGCACTGGCTCACGCGACAATCAGTCGATTCGACAGCCCGGAAACCGACTCGTACGACCGCTACATGCCGGCACTACACGGCCCGGCCTCGGCACTGTGGCAGGAGTGGTCTGATGAGGTGCTGTTCGCCAGCTACCGCACTTTCGTTCGTAAAGAGGAGCAGGGATTCGGGCGCGAACGTGGCGTGGCCGTTGATGGCGGCGAACGGTATCTGAGGACGCAGGAGAGTGCTGCTGTTATTGCGAAAAACCGGCTGGCACTGCCGCCGGAATTGCCGTTCTCGTGGGACGCGTACGCGTCACGCTTCGCGATTAATGGGAACATTGACGGACTCGTGACGGACGGCAGCAGCAAGGCGATGGTGTGACATTCGGAAATACGGAAACCAATTCTAAAACGAGCGAAGGAAAACGACATGGCAGACCTCGGCGGATTTGACGCAAACGCAGTGCAACCGGCCGGCACGTTCGACGCGATACCGGCGGGCAATTACGAGATCATTATCACTGACAGCCAACTCAAACCGACGAAGGCCGGGACAGGTCAGTATCTGGAACTCAAGATTCAGATACTCAACGGCCCGTATCAGAATCGCATGTTGTGGGATCGGCTGAATATCAATAACCCGAGCGAAAAGGCGGTTCAGATCGCGAGGGGCACGCTATCGGCTATCTGTCGTGCGGTGGGTGTGATGACGCCGAAAGACTCGACCGAGTTACACAACAAACCGTTGTCATGCTCCGTGAAAATTACACGCGACCAGAACGATAATCCGCAGAACGATGTGCGCGGCTACAAGAAACGTGACGAAAACAGGGCGACCGAGGCGCAGGCGGTGGGTAGTGATGCTGCGCCGTGGGGGACGACGCCATGACGAAACGCAAGCCGACATCTATTAAAATTCTCGATTATTTGTCAGAGCATGAGCCGTCGTCACGGTCGGAAATATGTAGAAACCTGGACTTGGACGAGTCAACCGTCCGCCAGGCAATCGCCCGTGATCTGAACCTGCATACTGAACGCCGCATCACAGCCGAGGGGCCGTTCGAGTACGTCCACCGCAGGCGCCTCGCTCCGCCTAATCCGTACCGGGCGGGCAGTTGAGTGAGTGACGACACGTTAAAGAAGTCTCTGCAAGTGGTGCTGTGCATTGCAGTGGTGACTGCAGTGCTGGTTGAGCTGGCATTTATGTGGGCAAGGTACTAATGACGAAACTCGATACAGCCCTGCGGTGGTACCAATCCGAAGCCACCGCAGCCGTGTGGCAGCACATGAGGTCAGGCAGTGGTGCCCCGCTCATCGTGCTGCCCACGGGCTCGGGTAAATCTCATGTGATTGCCGGGTTGTGTCACGAGGCCAGGCAGTGGGGCGGGCGGGTCATGGTACTCGCTCACCGGCAAGAGCTGCTGACGCAGAACGCGGAGAAGGTTCAGGCACTACTGCTTTCGAAGCAACGACCTCGCCGAGAGCCGTTCGTAGTACGGGATGCATCTCAAGTCCACATGCAGATGCAACATTCTCGACCTGACGAGCCGGTCGGCATCTACTCCGCCGGACTGAACCATCGAAACAACGAAAACGATATTGTCTGTGCCGGTATTCAAAGCGTTTACAACAAGGCCCATCAGTTCGGCCGGCGGGATGTTGTCATTGTTGATGAGGCGCATTTAATACCGCCAGACGGTGACGGCATGTATCAGCAGTTCATCCGCGAACTTCAGCACGTGTGCCCGCACGCTCAACTCGTGGGGCTGACGGCCACGCCGTACCGATGCGGCAGCGGGCCATTGGCCGGACGCGGGCGGATGTTCGGGCGGGTCTGTTACGAGGTCTCAACCGGGCGACTGATTGACGAGGGGTACTTGTGCAGGCTCACGAACAAGACGGCGATACATCAGACAGACACATCCGGCATTGCGGTACGTGGCGGCGAGTTCGTGACGTCATCAATGGCGGCCGTGTTCGGCCACGCGGACGAGGTCGAGGCAGCGTGCCGGGAAGTTGTGTTGAGAACTGAGGCGCGGCGGTCGGTGTTGCTGTTCTGCTCAGGTGTGGCACACGCGGAACAGGTGGCCGATAGAGTCAAGCGGTTTGCGGGTGAGGAGTGGGTTCCGGTCGTGACGGGGGGGACTCCTGCTCTGGAGCGTGCGGCAGCGTTGTCGGCGTTCCGGAGCGGGGGTTGTCGGTTCCTCGCGAATTGTGATGTGCTGACAACCGGATTTGATCATCCCGGAATCGACTGCGTGGCAATCCTGCGGGCCACGAAATCGCCTGGTCTATTCGCTCAAATCGTCGGCCGTGGATTGAGAACCAGCCCGGATAAGACTGATTGCCTGGTGCTCGACTTCGGTGGCAACCTGGGCAGGCACGGGCCGCTCGACCATCCTGACTATGGCCGGGCCGAGTTTAAGGGCAATGGTAATACAAGCGAAGAACTGAACGGCCGAGGCAAGCGGTGCCCGAATTGTGAGGGTGACGTGCCTGTTCAATCGGCCGAGTGTGATGATTGTGGGTTTGTGTTTCCTTGCAAGCCGAAACACGGCGCGACCGCTGACGAGGATTCGTCAATCATCGGTGACGCTGAACCAGTGGAATGGCAGGTTGAAGGCGTGATCGGTCTGGAACACAGAAAGAAAAACCATGAAGACGCTCCGCCAACTCTGCGGGTTATGTACACATGCCGGCCGTGTGGCGACGACGAGCCAGGCAACCTGGGCGGCCAGACGTTTTCTGAATGGGTGTGCTTCGAGCATTCGGGCTTTGCACGCGAAAAGGCCGAGACGTGGTGGAACGAACGCAGTGATGAACCGGTGCCGGGCACCGTGGCAGATGCCCTCGTGCTGTTTAATTCGTGCCGGCAGCCGGTACGGATAACTGTGCAGCCTGACGGCCGCTGGCAACGGATCGTGTCAGTCAAGTTCGACGGGGGTTGGCGGGAGGAATGGGCCACTGCGGCGGAACTGGAAGACTTACCGTTCTGAAAGGAAATTGACCACGGACGGGAACTATGACGACAATAAAAAACCCACGCGACGCGGCCACGGCACTGCGGGCGCATGGTGTATGGTGCGTGCCGATTCCAGCCAATCAAAAAGGGCCGCAGATCACTGATTGGCCCGGACTGCGGTTGCAACCGTACGAAATACCCACAACGGGAAACGTAGGAGTCATCCTCGGCAAGCCGTCCGGGTGGCTGGTCGATGTCGACCTCGATTGTGATGAGGCTGTTGAGCTGGCGGCTGAGTTCCTGCCGGCGACAGTTATCACTGGCCGTGATGGTCGGCCGGACTCTCACTGGTGGTACGTGTGCCCAGGTGCCGAAACGAAGAAATTTGCGGACGGTCGCGAGACCGTTGTAGAAATCAGGTCGACCGGCGTCCAGACGGTTGTCGGGCCGAGTACGCATCCCGAGGGCGGGCAGTATGACTGCCTGAACCTGGATACCGGACCGGCGGATGTCTCGGCGAGGTCGTTGCTGGCAGCCGTGCAGGACTTGCATTGCGCCGTGTTACGGAAGCGTGGACACGGGGAGCAGGCCGAGCAGCTATCGCCGCCAGTCTGGACGCCGCCGCAGATCGGCGATTCACCCGGCAACGAATACTCCAAAAACGCGACATCAAGCGAATTGTGCGACCTGTTCAGGGCGGCCGGCTGGACGCAGATTGCTCACACCACTGACGGCATGAAGCTGACGCGGCCCGGCAAGGCGGACGGAACCTCGGCAACGTTGCGGCATGATGGGGAAATGTGGGTTTTCTACTGTTTTTCGTCCAGCGCTGAACCGTTCGCGGCGGACAAGGGTTACACGCCGTTTCAGGTCTATGCGTTGCTGAAGCACGGCGGCGACTTCTCGGCGGCTGCGTTCGCGCTGTCGCTGGAACAGGTCTCGGCCGGCGTGGCTGTTGATATCAGCGGAATACTGAATGACGACCAGCCGAGACGAAAGCCCGACGATCCGACGTTCCCGGGCGAGTGCCTCGACGCTCCCGGGTTCCTGAATGAGCTGATTGAGTTCAACCTCAGAACGGCCATCTATCCGCAGCCAGAACTGGCGTTATCTGCCGCGTTTTCATTGCTCTCATGCTTGACTGGTGGACGAATTCAGGATTCCTGGGGATCGCGGCCGAACGTGTTCATCCTCGGTCTCGCACCGTCCGGCGCTGGCAAGGAACACG